GTCTCTACGGGGCATATTAAAACCCGATTTTTTTCGACCGGGGGTATCCTGACAATTTTATTTTTCTTTACCATCTTTCTTCTGTCAGCGGTTCTTTTTTCTTTGGCTTTCGATATCCATGAACTTCTTCATGACAATCATGACACAGGCTGATTAGGTTTCTCCGCTTCTCACCTCTGAAGCTGTACCAGATTTCCAATGCTCTGTCTGGATGCTTCTTTACATAATTCACGTGATGAACCGTCGTTGCCTTTGTATAGTTTCCACGTTTCTTACATAACTGGCATTCATATTTATCAAGCTTTAGCACCTGTTCTCTCAATGCTTTCCACTTGCCCCATGTATAGAATCTGTGGATATTTTCTCTTATACATTTCTTTACAAATGCAATCTCATGTTCTGTCATATAATCACCTCAATTGCAGGAGAAGGAATCGAACCTCCGACCTTCAGCTAAGGAGACTGACGAGCTTCCACTGCTCTATCCTGCTATATTTGTGCGATGTCGCACACTGTAGGCTTTTGCCCAAAGCCTTTTATCGTCTTTGCTCAGGACGCAGAAAAGCACCTGGCTTTCACCAGATGCTCTCTACTATTTCTCACTATTCACTTCCTCTATGAATCCTTTTATAAGTTCGCTGATCTTTGAAGCCTGACTGACTCCTGCGGTTTCACATGCTTCTGCAAATTCATCCGCTAACTCTCGCTTTATCTTGAAACCCTTTGTCATCCATCCTGCTTTCTTTTGATACTTCTCCGATGCAATCGTTTGAGGTTTTGGGCTACCTACCGGCATGTTCATCCCTCCACTTACGATATAATTTTCCTGCTATCAATCCTGCTGTCACAGCCACAACAATTGCTACTATCACTTCTATTCTCATAACTTTACACAGATGAGCCTATGTGCTATATTATTTATACAAGAGAGGCTTTTCCGCCTCTCCTGTATCTTACTATTTTGTGATAAGCCATGTAATAACTCCGGCTATCACTCCAGAAACAACTCCTACGATTGTTTGAACCAGCACTTCAATCCAATCTATGGAGTTTTTCTTTTTCTTTCGTTTCTTGCTCATCTGCATCTCACCTCCTTACAAGTATATAATATCATATGGTTAACCATATGTCAATACTTTTCTCAGAGGTTATTAAAATTTTTAGAACTACTGCAAAAATACGTAACTTGGCAACTTTACTGGATTCTCTAACACAATGAGGAACTTGCAGTAGTCCACAACGAGTGCAACCGGAATCGAACCGATGACATCTGGTTTTGGAGACCATTGCTCTACCAACTGAACTATACACCCGTAGGATGCCTTTTATTGACATCCTTTACCCTATCCGCACTCGGGTACGCTGATTACACTAAATATAGACGTATTATCTACTTGTTTGTTTTGCAGATCTGCAGATATCTGCGTTTTGTACCAATCAGATACAAAGCCGTGTGCAGGGATCGAACCTGCTTGTCCCAACTGACCACGGCATAAGAAAAAGCACCCCGAAGGATGCCTGAGTATTTGTTTATCTATTTATTACTAATCTCTTCCGGATGCGTCATCGCCATTATTCCGCATTCATTATAAATTTTTCCATTTTTATCTTTGTAAAATCTCAACATATCCTTTTGTTTATATCTCTTTTCCCCTAGTTCATCTTCAAATACAAACTCTAATCGCAACTCTGTGTGTTTCTCGTTTTCGCAACTACTTAGACTTATAATAAAAAATGCTACTGCTTCATCCATAGGTAAAAGCGAAAAAGGGGGAAATCCCTCTCTCTCATTCACTTTTACCGATACATTATTGGCACTGTAATTAGATAAGTTAACAAGCCTATACCGTATAACCTTGACACTTGAATTTTTTTCTGCTTAAAATATTCTTCAAAAGAAGAATTGTCATATCTTTCTCCATTTCCAGCCTGTTCCCCAGCGATATTTAATATAGCGCCTCTTCCATTTTTTAATTTTTTTATATCTCTACGTTCAAGAATTTCTATTTTCCCGCTTAAAACTGGACGCATTAATCTAATTTCATTTTCTTTTCTTACTTTTTCCTCATTTTTAATTGTAATAATAACTCCAACTAACGTAAGTGCTCCTCCAATTAAAGCACCTAAATACCCTCCCCAAAAACCAATCCATTCATTTGTGGTATCAGTAATAATCCATCGATATTTAACCATCACAACTACTATCAATGGAACTCCTACAAGAACTAATATCACAAGCAAACATATAATCATTGGTGCATATTTTTTTCTTTTTTTAGATTGATTGCGATGATCTCGCATTATTTGTAACCTCCTGTGTATTTTTCTTTCATTATACACCGTTTTCGGAATATACTCCACATAAAAACGCCCTGCATTTTCATGCAAGACGCCTTTTATAATTTGTGTGTGGTTTTTACTGGTTGTTTTTAGGAGGAAAGCTAAAAACACCTTAGCCGTCCAGATTGTTTCTTTTGGCTTTATACCATATTATCACCTTTGAAGCGAACAGTGGCGAACATTTATGAAACTTTTTCAAGATATCTCTCGTGCATTATTCTGCAACTATCTTTTGTGAATGGAATCCGCTTTTTGGGAAACATGTAATTCATCCTCATTGCCACCATTTCCCACGTTAGATTATCTATGTAATATAATCTGAACATAGTTCTTAAACGGCTCTTTTCTATCTTCTCTATATATTCCTCTACCTGTATCTGTTTCTCCAGAAGATCCGTCTCCAACATCTGCAGCTTTGCAATGCGCTTTTCAAGTAAAAACTCACGTTTTTCATATTCTCTTTGTGGGAAGCCTGTTATTTTCACTGTTCGCAATGGTTTGTTGCCTTTCTTTCCACATGCAACAGAATCTTGCACAGTAATCTTGTTCAGTTGCTCTATTTTCTTTTTATCCACTACAATCCTACGTCTCAGATCTTTTATCTCTTCTTTCATGTCTGCATACTCAATCAGTATCTTCTTGTCCACTGGCAACACTCCCTTTCGTATCTACTCCCCATTTTCTTAAGCAGTCCTCCACAGAGTACGCACCTCTTTGCATCCACTTCTTGGCATTCTCTGTTGGTTCATGATCTGCCAGATCGGCAAAGTGATCATCCCGATCCCGTTTCATTTCCTTTGCGCTGCGTCTGTGCTTTAAAGTCCCTCTCATACCTGTATCACCTCCATAATCTCCGCACTATCCAAAAACACCACAAGCGGAAAAAATACTGCCATTAAATAGTCAAGCGGCTCCAGCTCCACATCCTCCTCCAATCCTGTCTTTAAAGTAATCACGGTTCCCAGTCCCAATATGTAGTAAAGGGTCAAGAATGCGATTGTAATTAACATGTCCATGCTATTCCTCCGTGTTTTCCTCATCCATTAATCTTTTTTCCCCTATCGCTTCGCCAGCTCCCGAACCAGTTCATCATTCCCTTTTTTCGTAAGGCCTTCATTACATGTGCAATCCGGATATACACATCGGAAACAATCCGGATATTTACAGAGCGGCTTTGAAATTTTCGTTCGATTCATTTCCAGTTTTCTCTTTGTCTCCAGCAGATCCGGTACCTTGACCTGTCTTCTGCTGCCCGCTTCCGCAAACCAGATCAGTCCCGATCTCTCCAGATACGCCCGAAAACAAATCTCATTTTTCTCAATCTGGAACATCACTTTCATGTACACCCACACCTCATGCACATCCATCCCGTCAAATAAAAGTTCCTGTATCCTGGATGCGTATTTCTCGTAACCTTCCACTACTCGATCACTTCCATTTCTCTTATTGAGACTTCATAAGCTGTTCTCTCGCTGTCGCCTTTTACATAAATCCTGCTCTGTATCATTCCCATGGCTCTCACTTTTATTCCGACTGGAAGCCCTGCTGCCAGCCTTGCGTTCGAATACCAGCAAATTGCCGGGAGATAATCACTTTTTCTGTGTTTCCTGTTTACTGCAATTAAAATATCCGTGATTTCTTTTCCGAGTGGTGTCTCTCGATAGAGCGGCTGTTTACAGATATATCCAATCAGATCAATTCTGTTTTGATCCGCTTCACCAGCTTCGCTGATTCCTTTTACAAATACATACAATTTCAAATGATTTCTTTCTCCATCCTTTTCATTGTAAGATCTGTATTCTCCAAAGATTGTAATTCTCCCTCCTACATTATCCCGAATCTCCTGCACTATCTGTTCCGGCACCTGAATCGGTATGACATCCATGTTTCCACTTGTCCGCATGACTTCTATAGTTGATTTATAGATCTTTCTTCTGTCTGGTGAAGTCAATAAATACTCTGGTGTTTCCATAATTTTTCCTGTGATCTTTACTGTGTTGTTTTCCATCTTTTTCTCCTATATTGCATATTCCGCTGATGCCCGTCATGGTATTACTTCATTTCCAGCCCGCTCAGCTCTTTCAAGATTCTTCCATCCATGTTATCTTCATTTGCCGGTGTTTTTACAGTCAATAACATTCCAGTCTCATTTACCCACAGGACGAAATATCCCATTCCCATAGGTCCTGTCGGAAAGTCTTCATACTCACCTGTTTCGGATAGGCTTACCAATTCCAGAATTTGATCTGGTATGTAACTCATCTCTTTTGTCTCTACATTCTGTAACACTGCCATTCCCCTGTATTTGATTTCTGTATCCTCATACCGGTCTCTGGCTGATAACCATTTCTTGTATTCCCACTCATCCCTTACTTTTAGTTCATACTGCTTTTTTCCCTTTTCATAGGCTCTATATACTTCGCCTTCTTCCGGAAGATCCCCTACAAGTTCAATGACTGCTGCCTTATTCTTGCTTGTAAAGTCCTTCTCATATACAAATAATATCCAATATGCTCCCTGTATGAAGTACATTTCCTCTTTCTTTCCTACAGTGAGTCCTGCACCTTTCCATGCATCCTTCAATATTCTCTTGAATACGCTCGTCTTAATAAACATGATGCTCCTTTCCTCTCCCAGAGTTATCTGGGAGATAATGTGATGGCTTACGACAGGTTTTGTGACGTACCTGCTGTTGTATCTTCACGGCACTTGGCCGGAGATGCTATAAAAATTGGAATCCTGGATGTCCTTCTTTCTGCTTTTCATTTTGCGGTTCTTTCATCAACTCCTGCTGATCCAGATAATTCTTCTTGCTGATCTTCATCCAGTCTTTCCTTGTGTGTGACTTCTCATATTCCCTCTGTGTGATCTCGCAAAGCAGTTCTCTTGTCTTTCTGCAATTATGTACAGCTTCTTTTCCGCTTTTATGGTGCGGTTCACACAAATACACTTTCAATCCCTCGGCTTCCGATAGAATTCTCATCCCGGATCCAAACAATACATGGTGTTCCTCGGTATACTGCTTCCGATAGTCTCCATACAGATTGGCACAGAGATAGCACACGCCCTTTTCTGTGTTCAAAATGCTTTTCGGATGGCTGATTCTCTTTTTCTTCTTTTTCGGCTTAGGAAACGCCATATCACTATAATCAATACTCATAAAGTAATCACTTTCTTTTTCCAGTTGTCCCATCCGCCTTTTGGCCAGGCAAATTCTTTCTTCAGAAGCTGGATGATTTTCTCCGGATCCCCGGATTTTAAAATGTCTTCTATGACTTCCCCTTCCTGAACCACCTCTTCTGTGATCTCATGTACCTGTTTTTCTTCTTCCGGAAGATTCATAACCGGAGCATCCGGCATCAGTTCCGGATAATCTTCCACTTCCATCTGTCCCGGAATCTGTTCTTCTGTTTCTTTTGGCTCTTCCAAAGTTTCCTGTGCTTTTGCAGGTTCTGCCTTTTTCTTTAATGGTTCTGTCTTTAAGACTTCCCTCTCTTTCTTTTCTCTCAGCGGCGCCTGATAAACTCTTTCATAGGCTTCTTCATAGGCTTCTGAATCAGAAGTCTTCCTACCTTCCGGATAAAAGGTCTGTTCAAATGTTTTGGCCAACTCCAGATAGCTCATCTCTTCCGGTTCTCCCCTGCCGTTGTATGGCATGATCCGAATCTGAAATTCACTGAAGAGTGCATTTGCAAATTGCATCCGAAACATTCGGAATTTTGTTGGAGCTACAATTCCCATGATCTCCCGGTTAATCGTACTTGCTTCTTTTGGCTCGTCTTCCCATATCCATTTAGCCATTTTTTCAAAGCAGCCTTTTCCCTCTCCTTTGAAAAATTCATACACTAACGTTTCCGTCCAGCTTCCATGGTGTTCTTCTGGTGCGATGTCGCACAGGCTCATCTGCGGCGAATAACGATCTTCTGTTTCCCGGATGACCTCTTTTACCTCCCGGATTTCCCGTACCGTGGCATCTCTTGGTACCACTTCCCGCACTTCTTCCGGCAATGCCAACATTTCAGACAGCTTACTGCTGCCATATCCCCGGTATTTCTCCTGAATTTCCGGGCTGTTCCCATCAATACTGTATGTATCATTGATCTGCATGAACCGAATTGCCCACGTCCTGCTGATATTGAAGGTTTCCTTTGCAAACTCAAAAACATCTGCATACCCCTTCTCTTTATAAAACTCTGCATCTCTGGTCTTTTTTAAGAGATACCCGACTTTAATGTATCCCTCTGCTATATGTTCCAGTTCTTTTCGTAATGCAATTTCTACTCCCTGCAGTGTACTGATTGTCTGTAATTCTTCCATCTATCCTGCTTTCCTTTCTGTACTCCTGAGCTTCTTTCTTTGGAACAGCTCGACAAATTCTTTCACTTCCTCTGTCATAGGTCCGTTATATTTTGCCCTGCACTGTATCATGGATCCATTGTTTACCTCCATCGTGTAAAACGGTGTTTCCGGATCCTGCTTCTTTCGCAGGAACAGAATCGTTGTCTCTCCTATTGCCACCCGGTCAATATACGTGGCGACGCAGTGATGCATGGCATTTCCTTCCTGTCGGATTTCATGGATCCGTTTCGGAAGCCTCAATAAAAATTGTTCTGTTTCCATTTCCAGATAACTGTCCCTCTTTCTGTATTGCTCGTACTTTTTGTCTTTTTTATTGTCCAAATCCTCTTTGGCTTTTATTTCTCGTTCTCTGCTCTCTTCAATCAACTCTTCATGACGCTGCTCTAAATTCTTCGGGAATAAGATCCACGGCTCTCTCATGTTGTATTCCAACTCCTCTGCCATCTTCAGATAATCGTGATAATCCACGGCTTGTCTCTCATCTTCTCCTAACACTTCTTTGATGTACCGTTCCATCTTGTGAATGGTGGTATACCGGATATACCTGGTGAAATTCCTCGGAAACCTTGCAAAAAACTGAACCTGCTGCCATGTTGGATGCAATCCCTTTTCCTGCATTTTATAAGTGGTGTTGTATTCCCTTGTGCTTGGATTCTTTCCAGCCAACAGCTGGTAGTATTCCCCGTTTAGCCCCAGTATCTTTTTACAAGACCTCTCTTTCTTCTTTAAGTTTCCTGTGTTGTACCCCTGCATTTTTTCTTTGACAATTCTGTAAAACCCACACTTTACCAGCTGTTCGATTCCAGGCATATACCGGTATTCCTCCAGATATTGATCCAAATACATTTTTTCCCGATATTTCCCATGTTTCACAAAACATTCCATTGCAGAATACTGAAACGGTGTTCCTTTTAAGATCTGTTTGAGATTCCGGTTATATAGGAACGCTTCATTTTCTACCACTTTCGCATAATACCGGCCCACCCTGTAACACCATCGAACCCAGTCTGTCTGCTTATACTGTTCATATTCAAATTCATTAATCTTTTTTAAATTCCGGTCATATGTGATCCGGATCGTCTCCCAGTATCCGCCTTCTTCCCTCTGTCCATTCCTGAATTTCCGGTAACACTCAAAATATCGGTATACATATCCCTCTTTTGTTTTCTGCAGGAGCCCTGCATACCCTCTTACATTGACATTTCCACCCTTCTTTCGGCTTCTGTAGGTAACAGGATGCTTGCAGGATGGGCATTCTCCCGCGTCTCCATAGTGTGGATTCCTGATTTTTACTTCTCTTCCACAATGTGTGCAATACCCTTTTGTTACCTTTCTTCCGGCATCATAAAACAAATACTGGGAAAGCACTTCCCGGTCCACAAAATCATCAAAATCTTTCGGCAGTTCCGGCACCATTGCCATCTCAGAATCAATTTCATCAATCTCTTTTCGGTCTTTACTATAGCTTTGCCATCTTGCGATTGCTGCACGTGGCTCTTCCTTCCCGTTGTGACAAAATTCTGTGATCCGTTTTCGGTCCCCTTCTCGTATCCATACTTTTCCACTACTGTACCAGTATCCTTCTTCTATCTCTCCCCATCCTTCCCAATAACTTAAGTTATCTATTTTTGCAGTTCTCCACTTCTCACACAGATTGTCGTAAGTGTAGTACTTGTTTTCTTCCAAAAGGAATACCCGGTATTTCGGATACGTTATATCATCCTGAATCATATCTCTTGTAAATATGGCAATCTCCAGAACAGTTCCTGTCCTCTTTGCTCGATAAAACCAATAATATGTTGCACTCCACACAGGTACTTTTCTGCATCTTAGTACCTTGTGTCCTTGATCTTCCCCGACTATCTTTCGCATCGTTTCCGTTACTTTTAACTCTGGAAGTTTTAATAACTCTCCTCGTCTCATTTTTCCGCCTCCAGATAGTATTCTTCTGCCATGGCAAATACTTCCAGATCCGGCATTGCCACCATTTGTGCCCCTCGTCTTTCTTTGACTCTTTTTTCCGCTTCTTTTCGGATATTCTGCAGACATTCTTTGAGTGTCCGGTTCTTTCTTCTTACTCCTCTGGCCAGAATTTCTTTTTCAAAACATCTCATAGACAGATACGACACGATCTCTCCTGCCGGCATCCCGTCTGTTTCCTTCTTTAACTCAACCTGCAGCTTTCCGATAGCCGCATTTACTGAATCTACCAATTCTTCCGACAGATGCTGCTCATATACTTCCCGGATTCCATCTGGAATCCCGTTTTCCTCTGCCAGCACTTTTAAATGCTCCAGATCCTGCTCCTCCAAAAGTCCTTTTGCACATGCATTCAATTCTTCTACGGAATCAAAATTCCCAAATACATCAAACATGCTGTTTTTCCTCCAGTAATCCCTCTAATTTTTCCACGTAATCGTGATGTTTACTAAATCTGACAGCTATTTCATGCCGCTCTGACAACGTCTGATACTGCTGCCACAATTCCTGGTTCTTCACCTCTTTCCCGGACGGTTTTCTCCATTCCGCCCGCTTCCACTGCTCCGGCTTCCCGTTTTCGATCATGTTCTTGATAAAAATACAGTCCGTATACAGGGTCACATTGCACGGCGCATTTAGTATTTTCAAAGATTTCACAATTCCAAGCAGCACCAGGCGATAATAGGTCGTCCCCTGTTCTCCCCCGCAAATTCCTTGGACCGCCGGTCCTTTGCTTGTCTGACATTCCATTGCGGCCGCCCATCTTCCATCTTTGATACATGGACCTGTCAGACTTGTCCTTATGTAAATATTTACCTCTTTCATATCAAATTCTCCTGTTCAAACGGATCAGGATGTATCTTCGGTATTTATATCCTGTTACCGGATTGATTCCCTCATGGTACGTCTCTTTATCCAGATAGTATCCTTTCGGCAGCTTCGGTTCGTCTTTCCATGTTTTCCTTTTGTAAACCTTCACTTCTGCCACTGGAATCTTTAAATTCCTGCTACAGGAGTACCGGCTCTCTTTCAGCTTGTTTTCTCCGTCCGGCGTTTTACTTAAATACTCAGCCAGTTTCCGCAATCCGCCCTCGTCATACAACAGATCGATGTGGACGCCTCCCTTTTCCCATGCTTTGCGCATGATCAGATCTGCATCCGGAATCCGGTTGATGACCAGATGGTGATGAACCCCACCCCGACTTCCAATCTCGGTATGCAGCATCCATTTCAACTCCACTTCCTGTTTTTTGTATTGTGCACGTACTTTCTGAATCCACTTTCGTATGTCTTTGGCCGCTTTTTTCATGTCCTGTGGCCGGTTCTCCAATTTATAAGTCAATGTCACCCAGTAGTCATTCTCCTGGAAATTCAGCTTCATCTTTCTCCAGCACTGCCGTTCTTTATTCCACTGATTCACCTTCCTGATCTGCTCCGGTGTGGCTTTCTTCTTTTTCTCTCTCGGCATTCCCGGAGCTCCATATCTCCCATTGTGATACTCCATCACTTCTCTGATGTCTCCCAGGTCATAACTCTTTTGTTTATACATCCTGTTTTGCTCCTAAGTTTAATATACTTATCAAGTTTAAAACGGGAGCTTTTCGCTCTCATTTTCTTTGACATTTTGCCAATACAGGTGTACAATATAAATGAGTTTTTATTTTGTTTGTATTGACAAAATGTCCAGTGCATCTGTTTGCGGCAGGTGCACTAATTTTTTACGCTTTTTTCTATGTACCTACAGCTGAGTTCTAATCCTGCTGTCATGATGATCATCCCTATCCATAAGGATCCGGTTCCCATCATCATGACTGCACAGATTCCCAATGTGGCTTCCATGATCCTCAGTAATTCTTCTACATACCGAAGCTGTCTTCTCTTCCGGAAACTCATACGATGATGTACTCTCCCCCGATCTCTTCTGCTACCTGCTTCGCTTCCTGGTACGTCCCATACTCGCTCCGAATCTTTCCGGATTGCCAACGAATGATCCATATCTGCTTCCTCTCCTTCTCTTCATTCAAATCCAAGTTCTTTGATCCTTTCTTCGATTAGCTTCAACTCTGCAACAGCTCCTTCCTCTTCCGGAAACTGCCGCAGTTCCTCTCTTCTGCTGACAAGCCTGCTGTACTCAATGACTTGTCCTGCCGTCATGTTCAAGATTCTCTGGTCCATTGATCGCTCCTTTGATTTTTACTGATTTTCTTCCTTGATACTCCAATTCCATTCTGTAATTTTCCAGACAGGCAATTGCATGTAATTTCTGTTGTTCAGAATAACCGTTAACTCTTTCTGTGGATTCCAGTGTCTGGATGAATTTCTCAATCTGATTGATTGTCAGCCTTTTCATAGCTTGTCCTCCCTTCTACCGCCTAAGCGGTTTTTCTTCTTTCGAATCCTATATTTTTCATTGTTTCATCTAATTTTTTCTCCAAGATTTGAGAAAGTTCCTCTCGGTTTAAATCCTCTTGGTTTATCCAAGATCCATTGATTTTAATCATGCTTACTACTTCGATTCCTTTCATTTCACCACCCCTCTTTACTGTATGTAGGTTGATCGTCCTGTGTATGTTGTCCTACGTTTTTAATTAGCATCCGAATCTCTGACGATCACATGATATTTCTTTATCTGCCCATCGCACTGTGTGTATGAGATTTCTCTTGGATATCCGTTGTCGGCGTACCACTGCTTTACCATCCCGATCACTTCTGGAGCATATTTTCTAACAGTGCCTTGCCACTTTCCTTTGGATTCCCATGTTTCCGTATACATGTCTTCTGACAGATCTAATCTGCGAATAATCTCGTTCACAGCTTTGTCTGCGGGTTTGCCGGAACTCTGAAAGTAAAGTCTTGCATGCCTTGCGATATGTACCGTATCTACATACTGCTGATCCGCTTCAATCCTGATCGGCAGATTTACTCCCGCTTTCTCATAAAGCGATTTCGCGGTCAGAAGCTGGATCTTGCTGTTGCATCCTGCTGCTTGGAGCATCGGCGTTAAAATCTTCACAGCATTGTTTACACTGGCAAGGCGTTCATTGCTTTGTTTCTTCTTTGGCATTTCGTAAGAGCCAGTCTTACGGAGTATAGGAAGAACTTCTGATGTTACCCAGTGTTTGAACTTTTTAGCATTCGGAAGTTTGCTTGAAAGAATCAAACTGTAAAGTCCGGACTCATTGATAAGAATTCCTTTTGTGCCATTCACGGTGAACGAATCGTTCAGCGTCTTGTCTTCTTCATCTACATGGTCACGAAGTGCCTTTTGTGGATTGCTATATCCCAAAATTACTGCTACATCCTTCCCGACAAACCACGGTTCGTTATCAATTGTTACTGTTCGGATTTTGCCGAACTCTTTGTTGTTAAAAATTTTTAATTCGTTCATTGCTTCTCCTTTCTGTTTTTGATGATTGTAAATAAAATCTCATCATGGTAAAATATATTTATTATTTCATGAGAATGGGGGAATTATATGCCACTTTTTTTGCAATATATCGGCTTTATCATTAGTATCTTTGGTTTTTTTATTACGATATTGACATTTATAGCAGCCAGTAGAGTTAATAAAAAAATCAAATCTCTTAATGAACTTAAAGATTTTCACGTTCATAAAACAGAAATACTCAATCAGCTAGAGGGGTTCGTTCGTTCCATAAATAGTGACCAGTTGCAAGAAAGTGATACTGAATGCACTTTATATAATGGAATAACCCAATCGTTAACTGATATAGAATCTAGGTATACTAACCTTTCTTGGAAAACCCAAAGAGCATTAACTTCTTTGCAGAAATATTTAAAACGTGACAATTTTAAGTGGAGTGAAATTGCCCTCAAACTTATAACTTTGAAAAATAACATTGATAAGGAGATCTAAATATGGAAATAAATAAAAATGAATCTTTCATCGAAAAATTATCATCTCAGACTATCAATTCCGAAATTTGCTGGAAACGCGCTATATCTTTCAAGAAATTAGACTTTTCTTCTAACCCAGAGCTTGGAATGGTATTTTTCAACAATGAATATTGCACAATTGATTTTGAGAATTCCTTTTTTTCTCATATTGATTCCGCTAATATTTATATTGTTTTGAAACAAATAGAATCTGGTCGTGATGGTTCCCGTGTAAAGAATTATTCAGTTTATCTACAGCAAGAAAGCAATAATGAAATTTCAAAACTTTCTTGTTCTCAAGCAGTTATTTACCAACTAGTAAATTCTATAAATTCTTATTTAGCAAAAAATGAATCGACTCTAAATGATTTTATAGATTCTTATCTTAAAAATTCTCAAAGTTAAATCCATGAATCCTTAAATCCTCTCTAATTCCAGGGAGGATTTTTGTTATCTCTCTCTTCATTTTGTTTAATTTCTTTTCCGTATTTATATACTGAAAAAAAATCAAAAACTGTACTACTAAAGTAATAATATCTATCACTATCGTTATTGTTATGATCATGAAGCTTACCTCCTTTTTGACGATCATGCCTACTCAAGAAAATAATCCACTGATACGCCAAAGTGATCTGCTAGGATTTTTAGTTTTTTCTTGTCATTTTCTTCCATATCTTCTATACTTTAATTACGCATATTGTAATATCTAATAATCAAAGGAGGATCTTTATCAGAAATGTTTACTCTCACAACACACCTTCAACTACTTTCTTCTGAATTAATTGAAGTTCAAAATTATGGATTTTCTGATTTTTTAATGTCGTTCATATCTCCCAATTTCATCCAAGCAATGTACAACCTATTGGGAATATTGGGCTTTTTAATGTCCGCAATACTGTTTATCACACACTTGTTATCCCGTAGAAAAAAGATTCGTATAAAGGTGCATGACTACACTAAAATCCGACATGTTGTCCAATTATTTATAAACCTACAGAATGATTCTTCCTCTTCTTTATGTATTCATTCTATCTCCCTTATAAATGATTCTTCCGAATTTCCATGTGAGCTTCTTCCTAAAGCGATACGTGAATCTGGACATCAGTTAATAACGACCCCTATGTTTCCTCTCAACCTTTCTCCTCATCAAGGTTTTCAATGTTTTCTTGAATTCCTATTTTGTGAAGATATTCAATTAGTTGCTGATAAAACTCTTGTTTTGAAAATTTATACCAATCGGGGAGTGATAAACAAATCCGTAACTCTTGGCAATATTTCTCATTATCTGCATATGCACTGATCATCTTCATTGTTCCTGGGGTTAAAAAACCTTTTATCGTATCTGTACCAATAACTCCCTTATGGCTTCGATATTTTTTCTTTGCCAATTCATCTGCTAATGAATTGGCTTTTTTCAATTCTTCTATTAACTCTTTTACTTTTTCACAAGCATCCTCTGTATGAACTAATACCTGTACTTCTATTTTTTCATTTTCTGTCATTTTGTTTTCTCCTCTGCAAAATCCATCGGGTTGACCCCAAGAAATTTACATATAATAATTGCTTCATCCATAGATAATGGTCGTTCTCTTTTTTTATTTGCAAGACTGTCGTACAAAGCACTATATGGAATCCCCGTTGTCCTTGACATTGCAGATAGATTTATTGCTTTCTCTTGCACATACCTTGCTAAATTCTTTGTAGCTCCCATCTTTCTCACCTCGCTTTCTACTCAAGAAAATAATCCACTGATACGCTGTTTTGTCAGTTTTATACAATATTATATCACTTTAGTGGATTTTGGAGGCAAAAAAATATTATCTGTTGGTATTTTATATAATGCAGACAATGTATTTAATGTTGCGAAATTAGGTATGACTTTCCCCTTTTCCCAATTAAGCACCGTATTTTTTGATACATGCATTTCTTTTGCCACATCTTCTTGTGTCATCTCTGCATTAACTCTAGCCGCTGCAAGACTGATCTGTAATTTTTCCAATTGCATCACCTCTTCTTTCTCTGAACCACTCCCTCTTTGATACAAGTATATAGTATCATCACTTTAAGCGTGTGTCAATACTTAAAGTGAAACTATTTTGATTTTTTATTGAAATAAAACCACCTTTGGTATATACTATAATCATCATAAGAAATGAGGTGACTGAAATGTCAGAGCGAGAATTTAACCAAATATTTTCTGAACGTTTGCGTTATTACTTAACCAAATATGAAATGACACAACTAGAACTTTCAAAACTTCTCGGTGTCGGTACTACTTCTGTATATAATTGGTGTAATGGCATAAAAACCCCCAGAATGGATAAAGTAGATGCAATGTGTGACATTTTCCATTGCAAAAGGTCTGACTTAATGGAAGACAAAACTACTCAATCGCATTCCACTGCTCACACAGGTGTCACAATCAACGTTCTTGGCCGTGTTGCCGCCGGTATCCCCATTGATGCTATTGAGGAAATTATTGATACGGAAGAAATCACAGAAGAAATGGCAAAGACTGGAGAATTCTTTGGGCTGAAAATAAAAGGTAACAGCATGGAACCAAGGATCTATGAAAACGATGTTGTCATCGTTCGCCAACAAAATGATGCAGAATCCGGTGACGTTGTCATTGCCACAATCAATGGTCATGAAGCTACCTGTAAAAGACTCCGTAAATACAGAGATGGAATTGAATTGATTTCAAATAATCCAAGTTATGAACCGATGTTCTTCTCCAATGAAGAAATTCTCAGCAAACCAGTTCGTATCATTGGTAAGGTTGTAGAATTAAGAGGAAAATTTTAAGATATAACCGCTTCGGCGTTTATATAGAGTAAAGTAGTGTTAAAGTACTTAGGAAAAGGAGTTTTAGTATGAGAGAAAAGCAAAGCGTAATGAGAGAATTGAAGCAATTACCTACATTCAATATGTTCGGAACCAAGAAAGAGGTTTCGTATCTTCCAGAAATTCTCAACCCGGATGAACGTGTTCTTGGACTGATCTCCGGATTTCTTGATGGAAACACGTGGATTATTGCACTAACAGATAGAAGAGTGATTTTCTTAGACAAAGGAATGCTATACGGATTAAAGCAAAGGGAGCTGCCGCTCGATAAAATCAACAGCATCTCACAAAAACGCGGATTATTACTCGGTTCAATTACAATACAAGATGGTGCATCTGCCATAAAAATCGAAAATATAGATAAAGGATGCATTGGTTCTTTTGTAGATTCACTTAATGCAGCTATAGACTCTTACAAATTTCAATCTTCCCCAGTTGTTCAGTCATCGAACGTAAGTGGTGCAGATGAAATTTTGAAATTCAAGTCACTTCTTGATCAAGGAATAATTACGAGAGATGAGTTTGAAATTAAGAAAAGACAAATACTTGGATTGTAAAATAAACTATCCCGTTAAGTTCACAAATAGGGACTGTATACACATCCGAATATATGTAAGAAAGTATTGACTGCTAATAAGGACTAGTGGTGTATGTACTGCTGTAGATAACTATGTTATTTATTTTATTCCCCATTTAGCAGTTATGGAAATGATATAACCGCTTCGGCGTTTATATAGAGTAAAGTGGGGTTAAGGTACAGGAGGAAATAGGAAAAAACCATAATATTTTATGATTATTGGTTTTATATCATCAATTTAACAAGTTTTTGTTAATACCACTTTTCAACTTAATTTGCAAATATTTTTTAACACGAATACTTGACAAGGCTTTTGGATATGATATAATATCACTAATTAGTGAATGACTGCTGTGCGGTCGCAGAAGAGTCTTGGTATTGTATTCCAAGGCTCTTTTTGCATTAGGAGGTACAAATGAAAAATAATGATATCATCTATACAACACCAGAAGAACAAATAAAAAAATTACAATCCCAACACTTATTGATCGAAGACTATGATTCTGCTATTGAGGCATTAGAACTTTTTGGATATTCAAATCTTATAAAAAGCTATAGAGAACCTTATACAATAACTGTTGGCAACAAGAAGGTATATCGTTCTGGAGTGTCTTTCAATCAACTTGTATCTTTATATATGCTAGATAAAAATTTGCGTAATGCTGTGATGGCTGCAATGCAAGATTTGGAAGAGCATATCAAAGAACTATCTTCAGATGTTATTTTAATGGGATATCACTAATCAAAGGCAAATACAGGGCTACCATTGGATACAAAAATAAAACATATTATTTGATATCTGATAGTAACATTGAGATAGCGAAAGATGTGCGAAAAGAAGCGGATGAAGCTATAAAAAATGGAACATTTGAAGAATGGATAGGCCAGCTAAAGAGGAGCAGAAATGAAAAGAAGTATTATTGATTTATTTAAGGATGCGTTAGAGTCGGATGATTATAAGTTCAAAGCAGCATTCCTCGTAGGGAGTTTGGTATCTTACGAATCGAATGACACGCCGGAAAAAGAAGTGCAAAGCACAGCATATCTTACTGAGATTCTCGAATACCTGCAGTCTGCAAATTCAAAGGACCAGACAAGGAGAAATTTATCAATAGCATAACGGGAACCATTGAACGATATTTAAATTGGGAAGATGATACCCCCTCAGAGAGCTAATCTCCGAGGGGATTTTATTAAAACAGTTGGAATCTGTCGATAGCCTGTCCGAACGCTCCAGCATATCCGTCCTTTCCACTTCCGGTCTCATTATCATACTGCCATGACCAGTAAGCTCCATTTACAGGGCTGACACGGTACTGTGCTTTCTGATAGCCGTATTTTGCCACATAATCCGCTGGAGTATTGTAGTACACCTCAATTGCGTCAATCGGCTGTCCTGTACCTGCATAACCATTGTCGTGGTCATTCCAGTTGCATCCTGTCACATAAGGCAACCAACCTCTGCCGATTACGTGGACTCTGTATTTTACGGAGCCTTTGTCCACCTTAATAGCTACATCCGTGATGCGTTTACCCTGAATCCCGGCAAAATCAGTGAGATTCCGTACAAACGGCAGGATTCGACCATCTTCCAGTTTGACGGCGTAAGTAAATACCACTTCTGGTTGCTTCTGTTGGGCTGGTGACTGTCCAGAACTCTGTCCACCAGATACATAAGTTGGTGGGGTTACATTACCTCCCATATACTCCTTGATACGCTTGATAAAATAGGATTTTGTAGCTTCTCTGCCGCCGTGAATTTCTACAGATCTGTGCGGGCAAGATGTGGCATAGACCTCCTGATGCAGTCTGATTGTACTTGTGCTTGGCGTGATTCCATACTGCTTGCACTTCTGCGCTGCCAGCTGCAATGCTTTTTCCTCATTTGCTTTAAATACATCCAGATCACCCATGCTCTGGCATACTTCGATACTCAGATAATTCAAATTTCCACTCGTATCTCTACAGTGCCATGCACAATTCCAGTCGTCCTCTGCCTGTAAGATTCCGTCCTGTGCTACATAATAGTGCGCAAATCCATTTTCCAAAGGATGTGTCTTTAACCAATTTCTGTAAAACGCTGCGTTCGCATTCTGACTACCAGCGTCATTATGGATAAAGATTCCTACCGGATTTCTCCCTCTGTTTCCTGCTACTCCACGACAAATACTCATATTTCTTCTCCTTTCTGTGCGATGTCGCACAACTTACATACCGTATTTAATGTTTTCCCACTTTTTATAAGCGTCAAAATATAACTCGTCTTTGTCTCCGTTGTACGTAATCTCATAATACATACCATCACTCACTGGCGTACTAAGCAACGCCTTGTGATTTTGCAGTGTCTTGCAATACCAAACTACAAATACATCATCTACCGTCATGTTGTCAGATGTATCAGTCTTGTCTTTATTCTGATTAAAATAATCCGCTACCTTTGCTTTGCAAATGTTTAAAAAATTCTCTGCTACCCATAATTCTTAATTCCTTTCCGTGCGATATCGCACAATAAAAGAGGACGATTACTCGCCCTCCTGCTCCTGTGATTTATTTGTTAAAACATCCAGTGCTTTTTTTAATGCTTCCGGATATTTTACGCCCATAATTCCAATATTTTCCAAAATCGAGATCCCCTCATTTGCTATAAATGCCAGTACTACCGCTGTACGGATATACTCTACACCGAGAGTGACATCCAATCGGTATGCGATAAGTACAATCAGGAGAGATACTCCTTTTCTGCACAAGCCTTTCCATGCAGAGTAGCTACTCAGTGCCCCGTTTTCCGACTTGTTGCTCTTTTTCCAAAAGGCGGCAATCAGAAGTCCGAGAACAAAGTCTACTCCCATAAAAATAAGTAATGTAGTCAAATCCTCGGACCATCCTCCAATCAGATTTACAAATCCTCCAGCAATAGCTCCAAACACCATGCATAAAAACGCTTTTACATTTGCCAACCGTTCCATTTTCTTCATATCCTCACTTTCCTTCCTGTATTCGAACTGTAAAATGTGTACAGACTCTCTCTTATTGCACGATTACCTCTCCATAACACTCATACGTAACAGGATTGTTATATTCTTCTGCAGACAATGTAACGTTTCTGTCTGTTCTGAATTGTATATTTCCCTTTCCTACAATTTGCTGTGAAACATTCATTAACATCACTAACCTTTGGTCTACATCTGGAGTAAATGGGCATCCAATCATAACTACTCTGTCTTTGTTATCGTGCGATCCATTTTTGTCTGTATAAACCATGCGTACCTGATACCGTTTGTATCCACTTTTCCGATATTGTAGCGTCCAGTTATTTTCGTTATAAGTCTTCCATTCCGTCTCTACACTCATGTCTTCGCTTAACTCTCTGCCCATATTTGCACTCAGTGGTGCATCACCTGCCTGTGACGTCAAATTATCCACAATATCTTTTTTCTTTACAAAGGATGATAGTGCACTCTTTATTTCATTTATTGCATACACTAAATTCTCTTTCGATATTGTTGTGAGGCTGTCTAAGTTTCCCATATTGCTCTTAACATTCTTCAACTGCTCATTCACAGTTTTAAATGGACTTTCAATGTATTTTCCATAAAAATGCTGCAATCCTGTCCAACTCAAATATTTCCTTCTATCACACTCCTTTACGCTTTACGCGGTAAACAATGAATCAATCTCTGAGTTTGAAATGCTTTCTACAGTAGGAATCTCTGTTTTCAAAGCATAACCTTCCAACTTTTCTTCTACGCCTGTATTAGTTGCCATATCTTTTGTGGCGTTTGTAATCGCCTGTGTTACCTGGGCACCTGTCTGATATCCTTTCCCGTTCAGTTCTGTTTCTGTCACATATTCCGCCGGCACGCCTGTCAGAAATCCGCTGTCGTTTGTCAGCTGGCTTGTTTTTGTCGGGAGCTCTGTTTTCTTCGCGTACGCAGTCAAATCGATCTCACGAGTTCCCAGTTTTTCATATTTTCCGTTTACCCATAAATACTCATCGTAGATATTCTGACTGGATCCGCTGTTTGCCACCAGATACAGGATTCCTTTTTCTCCGGTCTGCGGCAAGGATGATACAACCTGTGCATCAAAGCCCTTGATTCCGCTTACAGCCTGTGCGATTTCATTTGTTACTTCTGTTTTGATCGCATAGGTGGACAGATCCACATTAACCGCCTTACTTCCATCTGGGATTAATGCCTGTCCGTTCACCTTTACGACTTTGATTGCAACTTCACTGTTTAGACGAGTGTTCACCCATTCCTGTATCTTTGTTTTAAATGTTACAAGTCCTGTTAAATCTAAAAATTTTGCCATGTTCTTCTCTCTCCTTTTCTTTAAAACAATCCATTAATCTCATCTTCTGTGATGATCTCGTTTCCGGCGCATGCCTCCAGTTCCACTTCACTGAGTAGATTCTCTTCAGAAAAAAGCTGCATCCGGTTTTCCTCCAGATACAGCCTGTCTCCTTTTTTATTTAGTTGCTCTAATATCTGCTCCAATGCGTATTTATCTTCTGGTGCTTCGTAATCCTGTGGTTTTTTTCTTGCTTTTACTCCAAGCCGTACTTCAAATGTTGTTTTTCCTTCTTCCTGCATCGTCTGATATACATACGCATTAATGATTCCACTTTTTCTTAGCAATTCGTTTGGGATTTTTACGAAAATGTCCCCATCTTCCACTGTTCCAATCACAATCAAGGCATTTTCCGTGCACCGGTTCGTAAAATGTACCTGTATCTGTTTTTCTTCAATCTTCATTCCGCATATTTGTAACGTTTGTCCACGATCCCATTGCATCAATTTCCCATCGATATCCACACGCCTGGAGCATTCATCAAATACAGCAATTATCATTCTTATGCGCCTCCTCCAAGCGAATCGATATCCGAATTCGGAATATCCTCTATTCCTGTTACTTCTCCGGAAGCACCCCGTGGAATTTCGAAATCAAATACCGCCTCGGTTTCTGTACCCGAATTTTCAACAGACGCCTCTGTTCCAGCTTCCCCGGTCGTAGTAGTTCCGATCCGTATCGTTGCTGCTTTTCCTGCCGGTCCTTCCGGACCCTGAATACGTCCTACATTTTTCCACTGGCCAGATACGTTGTCCCATACATGTAGATTTCCATCCACCAGATAGGATTCACCCACATTTCCTGTTGGATGTTCTCTGTTCAATTCCTCTTCTGTTTTATAGGAGCCCAGTATAGTAACACCCGTTCCATCTTTCCCAGGCTCCCCCTGAATCCCCTTTTCTCCTCTTGGACCAGGATCTCCTTTCTCTCCTTTAGCCCCTGTTGCACCGGATAAATCTACCATGTACTCATATCCAGTTGCGCCCTTTCTATAAACCTTGGCATTATCTGCATCATCCGGATTACCGGTACTTATCATCACAATTGCATTTTCCGGAAGACCATCGGTTTCAAATCCTGCATTCATCTGTCCTACAGAGGTATAAATCTTTTGCACGTTTAAAGCAATGCTTCCACTTTCTATGGTTCCTGACTGCAGAGAATCAATTTCCATCGTTGTAATTTCAATCGGATCATACTTCTCCAAACGATTCAGTATATCTACAAGCGCCTGATATTCATTGGTTGACTGTATTTCGGATGCAGCCACTAAATTTTCTCTGACCTCCATCTTCACTTTGAATGATGTGACAGCATTGCTACCATCAATCAAATGTAGCTGGCATTCCGTATTTCCCACTTCTGCAACCATTTGCGGCGTCAAACTGAACAGGACGCAATAATTGCTTATCACGGTTCCTTCTGTGTAAGTTTCTGATCCGCTTGGTTTCTTACAATAAATCCTGGCCTTACTGATTGTCTTTGCCATTCCGGAAATCATACAGCGCAGAAGTCTGCCCGAATCGTACTGTACTGCATAGATTGTTTGCATAATTCCCGGGTTTCTCACGTCAATGTATAAAGTTGTCGTTGTTTCCATATCACACCTTCTTTCTTATCCTGGTATCCACCTGACGAGGTAAACGTCTCCCGGCAACACACCTCCACCGCTTTTGTATCGCAGCACACAGTCCCACGGATAGTTATAGTATCCGGTTGTCCAAATTTCCTTTCCTGTCTGATCACCAGTCTGGCCGCCGGTTGTTCCGCCAAATTCATTTTGGCTGGCCTGCACAACCTGTCCATTTCCAATTCCCATTGCAGTATGGTTTACGATGTTCAGAAGGATATCCCCTCTTTGTACACCGGATCCTGTTGCCAGATTTATCTGTCCCGTCACATCCGTAAAACCGCAATTTAAAAATATTTCCCGCATATTACCGGTGTAGGTTGCCCCATTGCTCTTTACCGGAACCCCAGCATTTTCCCACGCCTGAATCAATAACGAGGAGCAATCGTAATCCGGTCCCCAGCGGTTTGTCTGATCATATCCATGACTGTTATCATTTGCGATTTGAATCGCCCAGTTTACCGCAGCTTCTATTTTTTCAGATCCTCCTGCATATTGACTCAGGTAGTTGTACCAATATCTTGCCTGCTGCCGCCTCTCGGCTTCCACTTCTACGCCTGCACGTTCAAAGTTTTTCAAAAATGCAGATGCCAGATATTCCGGTGATTCTCCGCTGACCTTAAACTGATCAAACGACAGCGGATATGCATCGGTTGCAATCCACTGACCAAAAGAAACTGTAACAGAATCTATCCACGTAAGCTGACCGTTTGGATCCGTAATTCCATATCCGTTCGCACCTGCCCAATTTGTATAATTTGTTGCCGGTGTCCACTGTACCAGTCCAAAACCTCCACTATAGTTTCCCTCCTGCAGGCTTTGCCAGATTCCGGGATTGATGTTCGATTCACTTTGCATGTTGCCGCATATCCCAGCAATAGCATTCAGCGACCATCCTTTTTGTTCAAAAAAACTTAGTACTTCTCTTGCATTCCCCTGCATCTGCTCTGTGGTCAGATAAAAGTTTCCTATCGTCCATGACATCAGAAATCACCTTCTTTCGTGATTCCGCCCACAAGAAATCCTTTTTCAAACCTTAGATTTGTCCCATTCGAAAAAACTGCAGTTCCAGTCTTTCCATAAACTCCGGGTCCAACGTTTTCCGCATCTAACAGAACCGCATCCTTCGTGATCCTTAGTAAGTTTTTGCTGTCTTTTTTGTTTCCATCGGTGAATAACAGTGCATTTCCAACATACGTCATACAAAGAACGCCCTCATCCTTTTTGTTTGAAAATAATATTGTTCCGTCCTTTATTGTCACACGCCGATTATCGCTCAAAGAATCGCAGATATATTTCCCTTCTGCGTAAATTCCATCTTTATCCAGTCTGACTATTTCTTTCCCGTTTGCATCCAGCACCCTTGCAACGCCACTATTATTGTCAAATCCTCCGATTTCCAATGTTCCACCTCTGATCCGATCAGCCAGCATTGTTCCTGCTGTGATAAAATCAGCAAAGAATCCCTGTCCTGTTCCAAAGGTGGACCAGTCCCAGTCTCTTCCATCTGCAGTTCTTTTACTGGCAATCTCGAACCCCATTGTACCAAGGCACATTGCTCCAAACGTTTCCGACTCCGGATTCAAATCTTCAAATAAAACAGCGCGTACTTTCTGTTTTTGTGCGATGTCGGACTGTGCCCGAAACTGTGCTTTCACTCCGTTTATGATGCCGTTGACCTGTGCTCCTATCACAGTGCCATCCGGTCGGATTGCACTTTCTATCCGATTTGACATACTTGATACATCCGCAATGAAATTATATTGAAAGTCTCCCAACACAACAGATGCAACCTCTTCATTGATGCAATCCCATTCCAGTTCTATGACACGTGCATCTGTTACAATATCCAGTTTGCTGTGACGACAATGTACCGTGTCTCCGATAGAAACTTCTTCCAGTTCCCGGATATCCGCGTACAATTCCGTATCATGCAGCATAACCATATCAGCGGATATCGTAACCTTCGGCTTGTCAATTCCAGCTTCAAACTGTTCCTCGCATTTTTCTTTTAACGCATTGTTCAGTTCTTCCTGTGTATTGCAGATCACGATTCCGTTCTCTTCGTCATCTTCCGCAGCATCGGCCTTCATCTTCACATCTTCAAATGTGATCACTCCGTATTTTATTGTTGGATATTTATCAAGCAGTGGTGAGTCCACCCATGGTTCATTCCCCTCTATCGTGTATCCGTTATATGCCTTTGGTACAATCCTTGTAATGACCTCGCTGGTATCAATCTCTTCCTGCAGCCCGTTTTCCGCAATGTTTTTCCCGTATAAAATCCGCACCCCATGATCGATTCCAACTCGGTCATTGACGGTGATCGTATAATTATCAAAAAGAACCTCACCGCCCCATCTGTTCAGGAAGGAGTTCTCCTCTTCTCCGCAGATTGCTTCGATCAGGTTCTTTGTCTGGTAATATGCTGTTGATATTATTTTGATATTAGATTTTCCACTGTACTTTTTATTTGGTGCGGTCATGATGTCCAGTGCCTGCTGCCCGTTTTTTTCCGTTGGACGTATATCCAACAGAAAACAATCATCAATCGCATCCATAAAAACCGGTTCCAGTTCTGCACTCACGCCAGCATCTGATTTTGCTTTCTTTTTGATCCGAAATAACTGTGTTCCATTGAATGACTCCAGTTTTACGACTGCGTCCTCTTCTATCCACTTCCAACGTCCCTCTTCATCGATCGGGTGCTGAATCTCCGCTTTCCAACTTCCGTTTAGTATTGCTTTTACAGAAGCGCTCTCCGGAAGTAATGGCATATCACCGTTATGTTCATAATCCGTATTTTCTGGTTTATAAAGTTCTATCCTTATAAGCACCTCCAGTTCGGAATCACTTTCAGATCAAATCCTCTTGAGATATACACGGTATTCTCTCCCGGTAAAAGATGTAGTTCTACATAATCTCCATACACAGATGTGTTCATCAATTTTCCATCTTTTCTGTATGCCATCAGCCTGTCTGTATCAATCACCAGATTCTGGCCAACATTCGCTTTCATTTGACTTCCGTTTACCTGCAGGATGCACTCACCTTCACCTGTGATCAAATAGACTGGTCTTGATCTGTCATATGGATTGTAAAACACCTCTTCCGGTGTATATTCTGCTTTTCCATCTGTTCGATATCGGTATCCCTCACACGTAAATTCTACATCAAACTCTCCGACCTCTATTACTTGCCGTTCTGCCGCATTGATCTTAGTATGTTTTACATGATAGAAGTACTCCAGTTCATCGCTTAAAATCAGTTCTGTATCATCTTTTCTCATGAGCCATCTTCTCGCAGTCCGAAATCGCTCCTGCCACCTTTGAGGATTTTCTGCAAATGTAAATTGAACTGTGATTGTAATGTCGCTCACAGTTCCATCTTCTTTGAATATGCTCCCATCTCTTCCCGGTATGTTCAATTCCGTATAGTTATACTCTGCCGAAGGGATAGACGGTCTTTCTCGTACAAGTATTCCTATTTCTGTATTTGTATGGCCGTTTCTGATAATTTCATACATTTACCGTCTCCCCTTTCCTCTTTTTGCGTGATGTACTTGAGATGTAAATCCTTTTTTGGCTGTTTCTACAATATAAGAATCAAGCTTTTGATTTCCAATTTGCACACCGACATTATTGTTCAAAACAATGTTAGTCTGTGTAGCACTTGCCAGAGCTGGAGTTCCTCCGTACATACTCTCACTCATCGTCTTGGCAACTCTTTTTACCGCATTGGAAACCTTGTACACATTCTCATTGATTCCTTTTACCATTCCATCGATAAAATCCGGCATCCATGTTTCATAATCTCTCAAAGGACCTTCATCTGGTCTTGAAAAATGTAAGAAAGATCGAATCTTATCTCCGATCCCTTTTACTGCATCCACAATCCCACGAACTCCAGATAATATTCCTTCTTTCAATCCACTGATAAAATCTGCTCCCCATTCCCAGGCATTATCAATCCACCCGGAAATCGTGGATCCGATTTTTTCAAAAATATCGCTTACTATCTTCGGAAGTTCCCTGATTGCATTTTTGATCCCATCCCGTAATGCTTCAAACCCACTGATCGCAGTTTCTTTTACCAAAGACACCAATGTGGATACCACATTTTTAATTTCACTCCAAATATTGGATGTAATCTTCTTGATGGAATCCCAAATATTCGCAACTGCGTTTTTGATATTATTTAAAATGTTCTCCAGATCTGATTTTAATTTTTCAAAATCTCCAGTCACAAGATCAATCAAAAGAAGAACTGGAGCCAATGTTGCATTTTTGATAAATTCCCAAGTATTCTCAGCCAACATTTTTATTCCAGTCCAGATTCCGCCTAAATCTTCTTTTAGCCGTTCGAAAGAATCTTTGATAATCGATATCAATTCTTTGATAATCGGAATTTCCATGATACTTGTCCATACAGATTCAAACTTTGCCTGTACACTATCCCATATACCACTCCACCATGCCGGTATTCCTTGAAAGAACGATACCATCTCATTCCATGCATTGGGAATCGTTTCTGTAAAAAATTCTACAATTCCGTCCCATGCTGCAAAAAATCCGTCTTTGATTGCCTTTAAAATCCCGTTTACTCCATCACGAAACCATTCGCATTTATTATACAAAGTAACCAGCGCCGCTATAATTGCTGTAATAACCGCAATTACAGGATGTGCCGTTATCATTCCAAGCAGTCCGGTCACCGCTGTTTTAATTCCGCCGACCAACTTTGTCGCAACTCCTCCGTTTCCAGACAACTTCGACAGTGCTCCTGCCACCGCAGATATTCCAAGCGATATCTGACCTATTATCATTAAAAGTGGTCCTAATGCTGCAACCAGAATTCCGACTACTACAATCACCTGTTGCACGCCTTCCGGTAGTGCTGAAAATTTATTGACAAGTGCGGTAATAAGTTCTGCTACCTTCTGGACAATTGGTGCCAGTGTATCTCCAATCTGAATCGCTGCGGTTTCCAGAGATCCTTTTAATTCCTCGATTGCTCTTGATCCATCACTCATCTGAGAATTGGCCAACCTTTGTGCTGCCTCCTGATCATTTGCCGCGTCGATATATTTTTGAAGCCCCTCAGTTCCGCTATTCATCATCACAGTAGCAGCACGCATTGCATCGGATCCGAAGATTGTCGATAACGCCGCATCTCTAGATGCCGAATCCAAACCGCCAAGTTTATCCTGCAGCTCCTCAGCAATCTCTGAAGCTCCAAGAAGAGTCCCGCTGGAATCTCTTGTCTGTATTCCAAGCTGTTCAATCATTGTTGCAGCGCTGTCTGTTGGTGCCGCCAGCCTCTGGAGCATGGTTTTTAAAGATGTTCCGGCATCGCTTCCCTCGATTCCGGCATCTGCAAAACGGGCCAAAACCGCTGTTGTTTCCTGTATAGACCATCCTGCGTTTTTTGCTCCTGCAGAACACTGTGCCAGTGCCTGTGTGAGAGGTTCTACATCCGTAGAAGATGCAGCTGCTGCCCCGGCCAAAGCGTTTGCCGCTTCTGCAGACTCATTCGCAGATAGACCAAACGCTCCCATTGCCTGTACAACAACATTTGCTGCCTCTCCAAGATCCATCCCGGAAGATGCCGCAAGGTCCATTGTAGTTTTTAATGCCCCTGCTTTAATGTCGGCTTCTGTCAAACCACCTTTTGCCAGTTCTGTGATCGCATTTCCTGCATCAGTTGCAGAAAAGACTGTATACTGTCCGGTCTGGATTGCAAGCTGTCTTAGATCTTCCATTTCAGACATGGGCTTATCAAGTGCTCCCGCCGCCTGACTCATTGCATCGTTGAAATTATTTGCCATAACAGTGGATGCCGCCCCTACACCAGTCAGTGCCCCCGTTACCGGCAGCAAGGATTGTCCCACTCCTTTGACCTTATTTCCAAACTCTCCGGATACCGCAGATACTTTTGCCAGATCAGCATTTGCACTTCCGACCTCTTTTCGCAAAGCTTTATAATCATTCGTTGTTTCAATGATTTCTCTTTGAAGCGCATCCATTCCTTCTGGACTGATCGGATGTCCAAACTCATCATCTACCTGCTTTTTCTGTGTCTTTAATTCTTTTAATCTGCTGGAAGATTCGTCTATCTCTGTCTGTAACTTTTTATATTCTTCTGTATCGATCTGACCACTTTCTTCCATGGACTTCATGCTCTTTTTGAGCTTGTCCATTTTTTCATTGGTCTTTACAATCTCCTCTTGAATCGGAGTATACGCTTCTTTCCAAGCATCATAATTTCCGGCGGTTTTTGCTGCCTGTTCGCTTGCCTGTTTTAAAGTTTCCAGCCTGTTTTTCGTTTCACTGATCGACTGCTGCAGCAACTTCTGCTTCTGATTCAGCAATTCCGTATTCGTGGGATCCAGCTTCAGCAATTTATTGACATCTTTTAATGACTGTTCTACACCGTATAGTTTTTTGTCAACACCGGACAGTGCCTTTTCCAACTTGGAAGTATCGCCGCCAATCTCTATGGTAATTCCTTTTATTCTGCTCCCTGCCCTTACATCCCTCCTTTACAGTGCATCAATATCCGCCTGTGTTGCAATTTTCGGATAATCATACTCATCATTCTTCATTTCGATAAACATATCGTTGATCATTCCAATGCTTAACAGGTCTAAATCAGAAATAGAAATACCGCATTGTGCACATCGAAGCATAAACAATGCGGTATTGACCTCACGGTCTATTTCCCTCTCTTTTTTTTTGGAACTGACATCTGTTTATTTTCTGATTTCCACATTTCCATGATTTCCGGCAGAATCTCATAGATATCAAATGTCTCGAACTGATCCAACCACTCGTTGATATCGTCCGGCTGGTCAGGATCGCCATGTTTATGCATCAGAAACGCAATGTTTTCAAACATTTCCAGTGATTCGATCGGGATTCCGCTTTCAAACTTACTTTCATCAAATTCTGTACCTTCTTTTGCGCATTTTTTCTGCATCTCGTCTTTGAGTTTTTCCTGGATCTTGATCTGCTTTTCAATTTTCTGCATATCTACAAAAATATCTCTCCCAAATTTCAGTCGATAAATCCGTGGGATTGCGGCAGAACTTTTGAATTTATATTCTGTTCCATTGATTGTGATCGTCTTTCTCATCCTGTTCTCCTTTTATGCTGCAACTTCCTGATCTGGAATGTACACCTTATCAAACCATTTTTCGTATAAGTCATCTGTTGTATCTGCTGTTGTCTTTGCCCGAACTGCCATTTTCTTAGCTGTTCCAAGCTGTACAGCGGATGCAGAAACTGTGACAGTGTCAGTTGTAGGTTCAATCGCGTCCTCTGTTGTGCTGGATTCTGTTGTAGGACGTGTAGAGGTACAGCAATAGAACCAGAACCGTGTTCCCCTCACATCGCCGTCAATTTCAAATCCCAGCGCAAACCGTTTTGCTTTTGCAGTCGCTTCCTCCAGCATGACTTTGTTCTTGTCAATGTATTCACTTAAAATCTTTTCCCGGAACTCATCCGTGATCAGCGCCATTTCCCAGTCTCCCTCATATCCGCTATTGGAAGAAGAAACATAATACTTGATTCCATCCGCATAAAACGGTGTCAGTTCTCCCTGTGCTTCCAGTGAAAGCGATACGGATCCAGGTACCGCAAACGGTGTATCAAATGTAATTTCTCCCGTATCACTTTCCTGCAAAAGCGCAACATGCGCATTATGGATATTGAATTTGACTTTATCCTTTTTTGTTGCCTGTCTATTTTCCCTTACTTAGCCCTCCACTTCATATAATACTTCATACATATTTTCTGATTTAATATACTGTTCACTTTTCTGCCAGAAGAGATCTGCTGCATCAAGTGCCGCTTCTACACGTTCCTCCAGTTCAAAGTCCTTTTCATCTGTGTACAGTTCAATATCAACTTTGTCTGATTTAAAATATACCTTCCCATCTGCGGAAAAATTTCTCGTTTCCGGAATCAACCAGCAAATAAACGGCGGATTCACCGCTTCTTGCTCTTCAAAATGATGATACCGATATTCTATTCCCATGGTATTCAGAATTTCTTCTATTCTCTCCTTTGTCATAGATGCCGTTCTATCCTTTCCTGCAAAATTTCCTTTGCATGTTTTTCTGCAATTTTAATATGTAGGATTCCATCTACTCTTCCGCCGTTTCTTTTTGCATGTCCTTTTTCCAGCAAATGTGTGAGCCGATATTCTGGTTTTTTGGAATATACCACCATATCATAGCGGTGCCTTCCACTCAAATTTTTGTCTCGTTTATAGCTCCAGTGCTTTGCATATTCACCGGTATCTCCTTTCGGTGATATGGAGCGTAATTCCGCAGCTGTCTGCTTTGCGGTTTCTTTCACAGCCCTTTCCACAGCTTCCTGTACATCCTCACAATAAGCGTTTAGTTCGTTCATTACCTCAAGCTCTAACTGATCGATATCTATTTTAGCCATCCGTTCTCACATCCTCATAAGTTGTTACTACTCTTTCAAGAGATAGCAATAAGCAAGGTGGCATCTCATCATATTTATTCTGAATCTGAATAATTTTGTACTGCTTTTCTCCGATCATGCAGATATCCATCGTAGAAATGTCCTCTACCGGCAGAATTGCAACCACTTCGTCAATCTGATTGGATAATACCTTCGCCTCATAAAATCGTTTAATCCCTACTGTCCGGAACCCAAACCGGATTCCGCAATGCTTTGTTTCTGCAATTTTTCGCCCTTTCACTCCGCAGATATCCAATATTCCGTCATTAAATGTAACAAACTTCGTATCCTTACGTCTTGGCATCGCAACCACCTGCTTTCCTCCGAAAACTGCGCATCTGCAGGGATATGATTTCTGATTTATAATTTTGAATAAACTCATCTACCTGCCCCGCTCTTGCATACATACAATAATTTAACAGCAGCTCTTTTTCTTGTGTTTCGCTTTCAAAATCACAAAATCCTATTTTGCCCTCAAGGTACGCTTTTCCTCTCTCTACGATACCAGAGAGTTTTTTACGCTCCCTGATATCCATATCCCATGTAATGTCCAGAAAATTGCTCACATCTTCTAAAAGATCACTCATGATTATCCCTCATTCTTCGTTACCGTCACCTGATATGTCTTGGTTGTCTTTCCATCTGTCACTTTTGCTTTTACTACATTTCCTGCGCCGGAAGCCCATGTAACTCTGCTGCCGTTTGCAATCGGTTTGTCATTGTATGTCAATTCCAGTTCTGCAGTGCTGTCTGCGATTACCGCCTGCACCGTGTTTGATGCGTCTGTTGTTGTCAGGGTGTATGTCAATTCTCCTTCTGTAAATTCTGGTGTCAGCGTGTGTCCACCCACCTTAAAATCTGCAAGATTTGCATTTTCCACATTTTCTACGCTTGGAACAACTTCCACTTCATAATGCGCTGGCTGTAGATCACTGATGTCCAAAAGCATGAAGGCATTATCATCTACTGCAAATCCATGACCATACATTTTGATCAGGTAAACCCTCTCATCTTCCAGGAATCTGTAATCATCTGAATACAAGATTCTTCCGTTATTTTCGATTCCAGCTCCCATGAGGTAAAGCTTTGCCATACCAAATACAGCCTTTCCGACTCCTACCGCCGGAGACTGGATCACATCGATTGGGAATGGCAGTGTACTTACATATCCACCGCCCGGCGCCGGTCTCTGTGTTGCCGGCAGGACTTTACTGAAATAATCTGACGGATTTACCACCAGAATCAGTGTGTCTACGGTTCTTGCCTGTCCTTTTTCATTGATTGCCAGAACAGATGCCAATTTTCCAAGCTGCACATCATTAAACTTTGTAACCTTTACTGCTTTTTTATCTGGATATACTCCACCCTTGATCGTAACAGAGTCTCCCACCTGTTTTGTCATACCGATTGGCATGTCTTTTCCAGTTCCATTGATGATACCGTCTTCCAATCCATTTGCAAGCGCTTCATACAGAACCTGTCTCACATAAGCATCCAACCATTCTGGCCCCAGATCCAACATTGCTTTACACACCGGAAGAAATGCTGACAGTTTGCTCAGTGTCACATCTACCTCTTTAAATCCGGATGTCAGCTCCTGGATGATCTCTGCGCAAAGTTTTCCCCATGCTGCTTTCTGATATCCATTCGTATTCATCATCATTCGTGTCAACCCTGTTACGGATGTAAACTGGATTTTGGACAACAGCGGATGATCTGTTTTCAAATCTTCGAATACTTTGTCAATTACGGTATATGGCATTACCACATCCAGATTTTCTACTGCCTGTTTCGGATTCGGTGCTTTCATGGCTTCTGCCAGTTTCTGATAATATTCTTTTTCTTTGGATGTCAGCTGTCTTACGCCGCGCTCAGACAGAATTCTCTGATCTGCTTCTTCTACGATTCCCCGTGCCTGTTCTATGACACTTTCCTGAATCTTATCGCACAGCTCCACAAACGCTGCCTGGAACTGCTCTGCATCTCCGGCTGTGATTGCCTCATTCATCTTCTGTACGATTGCTGTTTTTTCCATTTCTAATACATCTAAATTTTTCCTTAAATCATGCCTCCTCTAAAAAGATTTAATACATTGTTTTTTCTTGGTTTCTTGTCTTCCTGTGGTTTCTGCATTGCTGCAATCTGCTGCCGGAAGCTCTCCTGACTATTTAACTGTCTTTGCATATCGGACAGCTTCTCCAGAATCTCTTCTGTATTGACCGGTTCTGCTGTCTTTCCCATGATCTCATCAATGAGTCCATATTCCAGCGCCTTTTCCGGAGTGAGGTAAGTCTCATTTTCCATTAACTCAATCAACTCACTTTCCTCAATCTTCGCCCTTTCCAGGAAAACTTGCCGGTTTGCTTCCATCATGTCATCCAGATCATCGGCATATTTTCTCAGTTGTGTTGCATTGCCCGAGCAATACATCCACATATTGTGTATCAGTGCCGTTGTACCTAAGCACATTTTTCTTGTGTCACACGCCTGTAGAATCAAAAACGCAACACTGTGTGCTACGCCATCCACAATCCCGACTTTCTGGTTTTGTTTTTGCTTCAGTAAATTGTAAATAGCAACGCCCTCTTTTACGGATCCACCATTTGAGTTGATATGCAGCTCAATTGTCTGTCCTTCTGGAATTTCACTCAGTTTCTCTGCAAAATATTTTGCAGAAGTCTCCGAGTCCTTATATTCCCATGCGTTCCAGTCAAATTCTCCATATTCTGTCACATCATCATAAATGTACAGAAGTGTTTTGTTCTCTGCCTGAACAGGCTGCATTCTCCAGTTTGTTATGTTTTTCCTTGTCTCACCCCTTTCACTCTGTGGTTTTTATATCCAATCCTGCAAGCAGGTCTTGAATCTTACTATAATTTTTCGTCATAAAGTGTTGGTTTGCCCAGTCTTCTTCAATTCTCGGTTTTCCGAGCACTTCCAATATATCATTGATCGTAAATGCTCCGCTTGAGATCAGCTTGTCTACCGGGGTTGCAATATCAAAAATATCAATATGCTTGACTGCCAGAGTCTCTATCTTCACATAATTTCCAGCTTTAAATCCTGTGTAGCCATTTCTCTTCCGGTTGATCTCCTGCTGTAGCATCTTAATGAGCGGATCTATCACAAAGGTCAGAAGTTCATCAATTGCTTTCCCTGTATCTTGTACATCTCCTTTGGCCAAACTAGGCGGGAAAGAAAATGCTCTTGCTGTAAATTCAAAAATGTCATCAGCTAGAGACTTGATATCTCTTGTTGACTCTGCAGAATACGTCTTTCCGCTTTCTGAAATATCCTGATATTCGTATCCGTCAAACAATGGCAGCACCGCACTGTCGCTTTCAAAGAAGTTCTTAAAATGCGTGCTCATCAACTCCTGGAATGTTTCATCGAAATTCTCACTTTCCTGTGCAATTGCTCCAATATTCAGGATTCCTTTTTTTCCTCTTGATTTTTTATAGGCATCCTGCGCATATATCAGTAATTTTGAATACGTTTCATACATCCCATTTGTGAGATTCCTCATATTCTCTGAATTTAATTCAAAAAACATGACTTCCGACATTTCCCGTGTTTCAGACAATTCGTAACCGTCAAATGTGATCCCGCTGAATCTGTACTCCTTCAATGCCAGTACCTCTTTGCTGTAACTGTCTGCCACATAAATGTGATTGTTTACTTCTACCACAAGGCATTCATTGTTCCGGTACAGCTTACCAATCAGCTTATTCATGAATGATGTTGCATTCTGGTTCTGATTTGGTTCGTAATTCCAAAGATAATACTCCTGTCCTTTTATCTCTTTCTTCTTGATATACGTTTTAAATTCGCATTTGCTGATTGCATTTGCAATTTTATTGACACAAGTCCAGAAAGCCAGCTCTCTCAGATACACTTCGTACATAGCACTCTGCACATCTTTATCTTTCATAATGTCATCCACTGTAATCCTTGTGGTACTGCTGCCTCCAAGTTTTTTGATCAACCAGTCTTTAATACTTAATTTCCTACATTCACCCCCTTAATAACTATAAACCTGTATTTTCGGTGTTGGTTTTGCCCGTTTCTGCGGCAGCACGTTTTCCACAGTCATCGCCGCTACAAATGCCATAAATGGGTCTGTTTTTCTGCTTTTTCCTTCTATTTTTCCATATACATAATTTCCCATATCGGCATCATCCTCTTTTCCTGGTTTTCTTCCATGCCTGATTAGTTTTGCATTATTGGTGGCCCACCTTAATTCTGGAGCATCTCCCCACCGTAACCATTTATTTACAAAGCAGCTATCAATCAGAGGTGCCACTTTCATAATGTCTGATGGCCGGATCAGCTTCAGATTCTTATTTACTTTCATATCAAAACCTATTTCCTGCAGATATTTCCCGATCAATGCGAAACGAAAATCATCCAAGGCCAAAGCTTTGATATTGTAGGTGCGTTTTGCTTCCTGTATATAATTTGTAAGCAATGACGGATGTATTTCCACGTCATCTACAAGCGTCAATCTTCCGGAATCTGCCCACTCTTTCCATGGAGCCTTGATCCTCGGAATGTCTTTCGAATTTAGGCACATCCATGAATGGCTGATGTCAAACCGTTCATCTCCATCTCGGAAATGGAGATCTACGGAAGCCCAATCTGTTAATTTTGTATAATCAATTCCACAAACACAGCTCCATCTTTCCAGATCCGGCAGTAAGATATTGGTCGCTTTGATATTATCCCACTCCGTCACACTCATTTCTTCTGCATTTTCTGGAATATTCATTCGTTTTGTCATGAATGCCGGAAGTCTTCTCGGATTTTTCTTCCATTCCCTATATTCTTTTCTGATCTCCTCCATAAGACTTGGCAGGTATGGTAACGATGGATTTGCCATCGGCCAGTTTTCTTCCTGATCCACATCTTCTTTTTTATTCAATTTGCAGATAAACGGCAGCAATCCATTATCCGGTTCGCCACCCCGTAATATCTGTTCGGATGTTTCCAGTAGATCATCCAGCGGTCCTTCCCGCACGTCACCATTAGTCGTGTAATAAGAACGCCTTGGATGTTTCTTCTTACCAAGTCCTGTTGTAAAGACGTTTATATTCTTATAGTCTTCATATTGATGGATCTCATTAAAAATACAGATTCCGGAACGAAGACCGTCTTTTCCTTTCGGACTGTTTGTTCTTCCCTTCATAATAGACTTTGTTTTTAAGCATAAAACCTGTTCCTTCGTCCATCGGAAGAATTTCTTTAATTTCTTTATCACAGATGGGCGCTCAAATGCATTGATCACATCATGAACCGGCCGCATTGCCTGGTCCTCATTATTGGCGCAGATATCTACATCGTACTCTCTGATTCCATTATGTGGGGACATTAAACACACTGATTCGAGCGCAATTGTACCATCTTTTCCCGCTCCTCTCCCCAACATACAGAATAAATCCGGCCATCTTGGAAGCCCGGATTCTCTCCAATATGTGCAATCGTGCAGTCCGATCACAAACTTCTGCCAGGGAAATATTTCTTCAAACGGGAAGTATTTTGACATCCCGATATATTTCTCCAACTGATCACAATCTATATAAATATCTTCATGCTCAAAACACCATTTTACATGCGCGACAAGCAGCTCCTGCTCTTCGCATACTGCATAGATTTTTTTCTCAACTATATCAATCCATTCCTGAATATATGGATGTATGTTACAGCTCATCTTCATCATCTCCCGAATCATCGCCAACCGGCTTAATTCCTAGGCTGTCCAGTATTTTAAGCATTTGAGCATTGACCTTAATTCTTTGATCTATCGAGTCATTTTTCTTTTGCCCTTTTTGACCTCCTCCATTATTATATTCAACGATAGCGCCTCTCTTTTTAATGTCTGCGATCAGTTCGTTCTCCAGGTCCCAGAAGTCCATATATTTATCGACCAAGTCGATGTAACATTTCCCTGTGGTTCCATTCCGGGCCAGCTGATCAAGAAGGTCCTCTTTAATTTCCATTCGCAATAATTCTTTTCTTGTTTTTCTCGCCCTTATACCACCCCCTCCGTCACGCGCGCACGAGAAATTTCTTTTGTCGGG